ACTTCTTGCCCCGGTTCTCGGTTCGTGAAAGATTGGGTATGATGTTTTATCACTACATTTTAAAAAATAAAAACCTGATACGTGTTGATTCCAATGTATGTGTGCTGAGTGATGACCACCACCTTTTTTTGCAAACTCTTGTACCCATAGCTCACTAAACATGGTTGAATATTGTGACATATCATAACCTTGGTGATCTAAATACTCCCAAGACTTTTGTCCCACATAATTTCTAAAATCTAAAAAATCATTGTCAGATGTAAGAGGCGTTGAATGATATGATCTCCCAAAGTCACCATATTTTTTTATATATTCTTTTTCTCTCTTACGAGCATCAGCAATATATTTATTACTTGCTTTGTTTAAAGATTTTACAAACTCTGGTTTTTCTTCTGACCAAATAATTGTATTAAAATAACTGTTAATCTGCATGTTTATTTATATTGAAAGCAAACGTTGTTCTTTCATACCTTTCCTTTTGTTTGTTAACTTTATGTTTTAATAAAGATGGAAACATTATCATATCTCCTTTTTTTCCTATAAAACTAAAATTTTCTTCAGAAAAAATAGTTGCATCTTTTTTATTATTTAAAAAAATTACACCTGATAAAAATCCACCATGATTGTGTTTAGGATTACTATTACCTTTATAAGAATAATTTATCCACACATCATAACCATCAAAATGCCCATTCCATTTTCTTAAAAAAAACTGTCTATGGTTTTTTTGTGTTACAATACCACACAATCTCATAACATAAGCAAGCCAATAAGAATCTTCTATTAATCTAGAAGGTATTGAAACTTGATAATTATTTGTTTTAGAACCTATATTTTCATGTAGTTTTAAAAAAGAAAGAGGATGTTTTTTTATTTTATCACATTCTTTTTTCCAACCAGATATTTCTTTTAATATTTCTTTTGGAAGTTTAGTATAAATTATATTTGTAGATATTTTTTTATATTTTATCATTTAAATGGTTTTCCTAAATGCCAAACAACAAGACTATATCTTGTGCCAGCAGTTACTGGTTTAACTCTATGCCACACAAAACTAGGGAATACAATAATAGATCCTTTAGGTAATATTTCTTTACACTGTATTCTATGTTTTGATTCGTCTCTCATGTGTGGATCATAATTTCTAAAATCAAATTCTAGTTCACCACCTTTATATTCTGAACCATCAGTTAATTGACAAGTCATAGATAGTTTTCTAATTTTACCTTTTTCAGGTCCTTCGTGTTCATAAGGCTTATCCCAACTATCACAATGCCAATCATAGTATTGATTTAATTTATATTTTGTAAACTGACAAGATTCTGATCTATCCCAATCAAAATTCCAACCAGCCATTTCATTTGCTTTATGAACATAAGGATGTAACTCTTTATATATCCAACTATCATTTAACCATACTAAATCAGACTTTCTTTTTATTTGTAAATTTTTAACTTCTTCTTTATTTAATTCTTTATTACCAAAATCACCAGTTCTTGCCATAACTTCTTCTTTTGAATTAGCATATTGTATTACTTCGTCACAAAATTTAGGTGTTAATACACCACTAAAATACCAATAGTAATTAGATATATTCATAAGTTATTGTTTGTACAAAATTTAAATTATTTTTTTGATTATTAGTTAAATAATACATGCAAATTGATGGGAACATAATAAATTTATTATCCTCTAATGGTATGTTCCAAGATCTACCTTTACGTCTATTATCCTCGTAATGTATTTTAACATTACAATCTTTAACTTTTACACCATACAATAATGTAAAATCTGGTGAATTACGTAAATCTACTGGATCTATATTTAATAATGGAATTGTTGTTTCTTGAGGTTTATACATATTACCCCAAGTTTCTTTGTTAATTAAAGTAAAACCATATTCTAAATTTATGTGGTCTCTTATGTAAGTAGTTAACATATCAAAATTTTTTGAGAACGGAAAATCTTTTTTTTGAACCACTGATTTTAAAATATCATTTGATAATTTTTTTCGGTCAATGTCCCAACCTTTGGGCATCGTTACATCACCATAATATAATGATATTTCAGATAATACTTTCTTTTGCATACCACATACCTTTGTAATTTATGCCATTGAATCTGTCAAGTCCCACGACTGGTTTGATTCATTCCAAACATAAGACCAAGAATGAGTGGCTGCATTTATTTGTGATAATTGTTCTTCTGTTAACGCAGGAGCATCACCAATTGGTGATTGCCATCTAGCATCAGTTGTATTTTTTACCCAAGATGCATATGGTTTTTTAGGCCAGAAGATTTGATCATCTTCATCCCAAGTATAACCAATACCAGCGTAGTTTCCTCTTAATGCTTTTGAGTTATCACCAGAGGTATGTGTATTATGTCTTGTATTGTAAGATGTTTGAATCCACATTTGTGCAGGCCAGTTGTTGTGCGTTTCTAACCACTGTTGACCTACTGTTTCGTCCTCAACTCCATCAGCGTTTAACATTTTATCATTATCCATAGTTAATACTTGAATAACTTTTCCATTAGCTCCTAATTTTGCAAAATGTGCCATAATGTTTCTCCTTATATATTAGTTTTAATTACCATTCAACTATTGAAATTTGTATCTTATTATAACTATACCGGAGCCACCAGCTCCAGCAAATTGATTATTACCTGCTCCTCCAGCTCCACCACCAGTGTTAGCTGTTCCAGATTGAGGCGAACTTGGAGGTGTTGAGTGTGTAGGGTTTGGTTTTCCTCTACCACCATTTCCTCCGCCACCAGCTCCACCTGGTCCAACAGTTCGTGTTGGAGGTTGTCCGTCACCAGCTCTTACAGCTCCACCTCCGCCACCACCTCTTTGCACAGGAGACGCTGTAATACAAGATACTAAACCATCACCACCCGCACCTCCAGCTCCAGCTCCTGGACTACCGTTTCCGCCAGCTGCAGAGGATCCTCCTCCACCACCACCAGAATCTTGTGAACCTGATCCAGGTGTTCCATCTCCTCCATCGAAACCTTGTGGCGGTGATACAGGAGGAGTGTTACCAGTTCCTCCTTGTGCTGAACAAGGATTGCATCCTCGTCCACCTACTCCCCCACCACCAGAGCCTCCGTTTTTACCAGTGCCTGGACCACCTGTTCCCATAGCACCTCCTCCACCACCAGCGGCTGTTATTGTCGAAAATATTGAATTAGAACCAGGGTTAGAATTTGGAGGGGCTGTGCCTGCTCCACCTGCTCCTACTGTTATAGGATAACTTGTTCCAGATGTTACTGGTATAGCTGTCGCTGCTAGAGGCGAAGGCCCTGCTGTATAACAACCAGAAGCTGTTCCAGCTGAAAAACGATAACCTCCTGCTCCTCCACCACCACCACCTGCTCCAAGCGATCCTCCAGATCCACCACCACCTATAACTAAATAGTCTACTGTATTTGCACCTGCTGGAGTTCCTCCATCGGTTACTGTAAAGGTGCCTGGACCTGTAAATGTGTGAACTTTAAAATTTGTACAAACTGTAGTTTCTGATCCTCCTGTAGCTGATATAAATGGAGGTTCACCTTTTTCTGTGACTTCAGCGTTTAAAACGTTTATCCAACCCTCTGTATCATCCACGTAAACAAATGTTGCTGATTGTCCTTCTACAGTTAAAAAAGCATCTTGAGCAACACCACCTATTTTTTGTGATCCATTAGGATTAATTGTTAAAGCATGTGTTTGAAAAGTTCTTGTATAATCTGCAAAAGCAACAACCGCTCCCGCAGTGCCTGAAGGTAAATTTGCAGTTACAGCTCCTGAACTTGTATCTACAAAATATCCTTCTCCACTTGTTGCTGTAAAAGTTGTTGTTTTAATACTTCCTGTCTGCCAATCAATTATTTGACCAGCTGATCCAAAACCTGTTTGTGTTGCGCCTGATGCAAGGGCAACTGTCCCACCACATCTACCGATTGTAACTGTTGAACCACACACAACAATTGTATTACCAGATCCTGATCCAACTGTAGTTGTTGACCCACATTTTTTGATGATAGTTGTATCATCTGAAACTTTATTTATATTGTCTACTTTTACTTTACTTGTCATAATATTTTCCTTTGTATATTAGTTTTAACTATCATTCAACTATTGAAATCTATATCTTATTATTACTATACCGGATCCACCAGCTTGACCAGCAGGATTACCAACTGATCCAGCAGCTCCACCGCCAGTATTAGCTGTCCCATCAGCAGTTGGATTAGCTCCTGGTGAAGTTATACCATCTGCACCACCACCTATACCTCCAGTTCCCGATGCTCCTGGAGATGGAGTTAAACCATAAGTTCCTCCACCACCACCAGAAAAATATGATACACAACTTGAAACTTCTCCAGAACTTCCGAAACCTTTTACTCCAGCACCTGCACCACCATTACCACCTGCTGAATTAAAAGTAGTTGGGGGAACAGATACACCAACAGCTAACGCACCACCTCCGCCACCTGAACCACCATATCCAGTGGTAGTTCCAGGAGATGCTTTACCTGATGAGCCACCAGCAAATCCTTGTGCTGGATTTACAGGAGGAGTGTTTCCAGCTCCACCAGCTCCACCAGTTTGAGAACCTGGGCCCGCTAATCCTCCAGAACCTCCAGAACCTCCAGCCGAACCTGCCGTACCAGCCGGTTCACCATATTTTCCACCTCCACCACCACCAGCAGATGTAATTGTTGAAAAAGTTGAAGGACTACCATTATCGGCATTTCCAGGAAGAGAAGTTGGTCCAGCACCTCCTGCTCCAACTGTAATAGGAAATGCTGTTGCTGAAACTGTTACAGCAGTTCCAGAAGGAAAATTATTTATTGGAGCTCCTGGTGCACATGTTTGTGGATTATTAGTGGTATTAGCATAATATCTAAAACCTCCTGCTCCTCCCCCACCACCATAAGTCCGTGCTCCTCCCCCTCCGGCTACCACCACGTAATCTACAATATTATCAGCTGCACTTTGTGCAGCTTCAGATACTGTAAAAGTTCCAGGCCCTGTAAAAGTATGAATTTTAAAATTACCACAGGTGCTTTCAGTTCCTCCTGATGCAGTCATAAAAGCTTGACCTTGTTCTGTATCTTCAGCATTTTGAACATTAATCCAACCTTCAGTTGAATCAACAAAAACAAAAGTTGCTGCTTGTCCGTCTACATTTAGAGTTGCATCTGCTGCCGTACCACCAATTTTATTAGAGCCATTAGGGGTAATGGTTAAATTATGAGTATTAAAAGTTCTTGTGTAATCTGCGACTGCTACGATCGCTCCAGCAACACCTGCTGGTAAATTCATTGTTACTGCTCCACTTGATGTGTCAACAAAATAACCTTCTCCACTGACTGCTGTAAATGTTGTTGTTTTTATTGAACCAGTTTGCCAATTAACTGAACCCTCTCTACCAAAACCTGATTGAGAAGCCCCAGTTCCTAATTGCACAGTAGTTCCAGAACCACCTAATGTAAGTGTGGAACCACTTTGTTTGTCTATTTCATTTACTTCTATTTTTGACATTATACTATTACTAAAGTTCCTGTAACTGTTACGGTTCCTGGAAAAGTAACTGGACCTGCAAGAACTGCGTTCTCGACAGTTTGATCACCATCCATTGTGCCTGCTTGATTTTTTATAAATTCATCTGGAGAAGTTTGCCCTCCAATATATTGGATTCCATTTGTTATTGCCGTCATATTTACTCCTTACGAACTAATGTCATCTATAAATGAAGTGACAATATCTAAACTTGAAGCAGCACTGCTGTTAGCTTTTAATACGTCACCACTTTTTAAAACAATTTTTGCACCACCTTGAATCAATTCAATCGCAGAATTAGGTGGAACCACTACATCTTTTGCAAGAAAATGATTGTTACCACCATTTACAATAAATACTTCTACTTCAATACTAGATGAGCTAACGTTACAACATCT